GGAGTTCCTCCTTCTACTGCACCAGTTACTTCTTGATTTTCCATTATTTCAATAACATCGTCTATTTTTTGAACATTTGATAATTGTTGAGGGTATTCTTTTAAAACAAAATCAGCAAGAATACCTGTTGCTGTCTCATCAAATTTAATGTCAGCAGGTGTTAATGTTCCTATATCTGGATTTGTAATTCCTTGAGTTCCTTTTTGTTTGTTTAAAGCCATTAAGTAAGCAAGCTCTGGACTTTGATTTTCTAATTTATCCCAAATATCTTTTTCTTCTTTATTTAAACTTTCATAAAATTTAAAGTTTTTGATAGAAGCTGTATCTTTAGATGTACTACCTGCAACTGCTTTTGCTTCTTGTTCTTTTATGTCTAACTCTCTTTGAGCAAGTTTATTAGCAAGATCTGTATTTACATTTTGTTGAGAATATTCCATTCCTTTTGCAATAACTTCGCCTAAACTTTTTGGCATAGTAGAATAACCACTTGCTTCTAAAATACCTCTTGCCATTCCTCTGCCAGAAGGAGATGAAGCATAATTTAATAAGCTATTCATCATATTAGGTTTAGCAGTTCTATTATTTGCTGTTGGTATTCCAGGTTGTCTGTCTGAAGATAATTTGACAGGTTGATTTGCAGGTTTAGGAATTAAACCCATTGCGTTTTGTTGTTGTCCTAAAGAAGAATAACCTGCTTGTTGTTTTGGTAAAGCAGAAAACCTGTTATCAAATAACCCTCTTTCTATTGCGTTTTTAGTTCTATAAACACTTGGAGGATTAGCTTGAAATGTTTTGTCTGAACTTAGTCCATAAACATTGTCTAAATAAGATCTTCCAGTACCTCTATTGTTGCCTAAACCTAAACTCATAGTTGCATTATTTTGCAATGGTATTCTTGTATTCCCTGTGTAAGTAGGAGATGCAAAAATACCTTTATCTAAATCAAATTTATAACCTCTATAACCACCTCTATTGTCAATATAACTTGCCATTAGAAAAACCCTCCGAGTAGTCCACCTATGCCTGCTCCCATACCTGTACTAAGTCCAGGTACTTTACTTGCAATGTCCACTCCAGTTAATGCACCACCTAATAAGCCACCTGCTGTATTTCTAAAAACAGGTTGCGTGCTTGCAGTAGTTGTTGGAACATTTGCTCCAATAGATCCTAAATATTCTCTTAGTTTGTAATATGGTTTTTGCTGTTCAAAATCAAAACGAGCCATAGCATCTTGTATTTTAGCCATCTCCATACCTTCTTTAGTTGCACCAACACCTGCTAGTGCTTGAATGTCTGAATAGTCTGCTTGTGCTAATTGAGGTGCTAATGCAGTTGCATTAACCATGTTTTCTCTTTCACGATTATATTGATCGCCATACACTTGCGTTCCTACTTTGCCTAATTCTCTGGCAAGTATTTCTTGATTTGCTCCACTACCTAATCTGCCTGCTTTAGAGAATTGTGATTGAACACCACTTGTAACATCTCCTGCAATTTGATCGTATAATGCTTGTGAATAAGGATTAGTTGTTGGAGATAAATAATCTCCTTGTAAAATTGAATTTATTTCATTTTGCGAACTTGCAAGCAAAGGATTATTTAATGCTCTTTGTGTTGCTAAATTTAATGAAGCAGTAGTCTCTGGTGCAAAATCAGTATAAGTTTGATTTGGGTAAAAGTTAGGAGTGCTTGATTGAAACAAATTTTGTGCTTGATCGAATGCTTCTGTAACATAAGGTTTAACAAATGCAGATGGCTCTGAACTTGTTGTTGTTGTTACATTTGTTGGATTACTCCCCTTTGACATTATATCTCCTTGCTAAATAAATAAATTTTTTGTTCATATCCTTTTAACTTTCTTGCCCATCCTTTTCGCCCTGCTACCTCTATTGCTTGACAGTTATTTAGTTTGGCAAATTTTTCTATTTCTGTTTGTATTGGCTCTAACCAATTATTCATGTTGCTACCTCCTGCAAGGAAGTAACGACAAATTCTTTTTTGTGGATACTGTGCAACTTCTGTAACGACTGCACTTTCCACTTTTTTATTCCAACTAATAAATAGTTGAAAGCTATTTTTAATTAATCCTTTAAGTATATCATCTGCTGTATAGCAATCATCTAAAGCCTTTTTTATTAATGGCTCAACTTCATTCCATACTAAATGTATATCTTCTTTCGGTACTTGTATAATCATCCAATAACTACATAACCAAAATTCTGATCGGTATTTGAATTACTGGCATGAGTTAGTGTTGCTGTTCCATCTGCTCTAGCTGATACATATAAATTAGCTTTAGCAGTATTTCCGTTAGCAGTAATAGGCATAAACAATATTATTGAATTCACACCTATTCTAGCATCTGCTAATGTTGTTGTTGTTTGGTTTTGACGCAAAGTTATTGTTCCTGTTGAGTTTAACTTTCCATCAAGTGTATTATTTACTGTGTTAGAAATTAATCGTAAATGCTGTGAAGCATCTGGCATACTTACAGGAACTTTTAAGTATTGGTTTTGTGCCATTACTTACCAATTTTTTTCATTGTAATATTATGTGCCTGTGTAAAAGTTTTATTTTTTTTTAACATTAAGTCAGTCATCATTTTTATATGATTATTTGTATGACCATGTGCTTTTTTGTGTCTAGCCATTGCTTCTTTTTGTCTTTTAGTTAATTGTTTTTTCATTATCTTTTACCTGTTGCTTTTGCCTCTACATCAACTCCAGACATTGTTTTAAAGTTGCCTGTTACATTAACTCTTAGTCGATGATACCTTGAAGTAGATCGCATAGGACAATCGCCATTTGCTTTTATATTTACAGCACTTCCTTCTGTTACTGCATTAGCTTGAGAGCTACGAGTAATAGGAGTTACTGTAATTGTTGTATTACTGCTTCCATCTGCATCAACTATTGGTCTAGCTGTAACTAATGTACTGTTTTTATTTTTAGCACCTTCAAATTCTGTTGTATCTACTGTTGCATCTAAACTTGCACCAAGAAATTTTCCAAATTTTTTATCAGAATTAAATCCACTTAAACCAATAATACCTTCTCCATAAGCATAGGAGTCTAAACTATATGGCAAATCATCTATTGATCCAAGAATGTCTAATGCTTCTAAAGTAGTAAATGCTTCTTGCGATGCAGAGTTAATAAAATGTAAGTCTTGGCTACTGCCTGTGCTCCATCTATCAACAGCATAGTTATAACATAATAATTTATTATTAACTGTGCCTGTACCTGTTGCACCACTACCTCTATAAGACCAAATGACCATTGAGTTATTTGGATCTACTGCACTACAAATTCCTTCAAAGTTACTTGTTGTATCTGCAAAGAAAAATTCGTTTACTCTTCCTATCCCAATTGGTGTTAATTTTTGACCACCAGATAATTTATAAAAACCATCTTGAGCTAAGAAAAATATATCACTACCAAAAGAGACAACACTCTTAGGAGCAAAAGCACCTATGTTATCTGCAATCTTATCAAACTGAAAGATTAATGGTGTACCAACATAATCCATTCGGAAAATTGCTCTTTCCATAAAGACTATGCCAAAAGACTCTCCACCAACAATAGCTTGAACTGATCCATGTGTTCCAACAATATCTTGAAAACCAGATTGTGTTGTTTGACTTGGAGTCCAGGTAGAACTATCATTAAGTCCAGACCATTTAACTCGTTGGTTGTAAACTGTTGATGACTCTGTTGTATAACCACTTACAACAAAGTCTCTAATAACTGCTAAGTATTTTGCTTTTAGTGTAACAAGATCTGAAAAAGCACTATCAACACCTTCTTCAAACTTTTGTATATTATCAGCACCATTCGTTGCAATAATGTTTGCTCCAAACTGTGTGAATGCCCAAAAGTCTCTTGATCCTTCTGTTGTACTATTGTTGTAACCACCTGCTTTAGATTTATCTTGAAACACAAGTGAGCTATCCATTTGGTATAGTTTAGTTGTATCTCCTGCATAGTTAGTTGATCCACTTGCAGAAAAAGAAGTAAATAAACCAACAGGTGTAGTTCCTAATCCTGTACCACTTAAAGAAACAAATCTTGGAAAAGATTTATAACCTTGCGCTAAAGGAATTACATTATTAACTTTTATAGATCCTGTATTTTGATAAGCAGGAAGATCTGCTTGTAATTGTCCGAATTGTATATCAGCCATTACACCACCATATATGATGACATCTGTAATGGTGCAGATGAAGTTCGACCTCTCTGTGCTGACTCATTTGCTGACTTAACTCCTGCTAAATATAATGATGCCCAAACTTGTAATCTTTCATCATTCATAATAAATGGCTCACTTTCAGCTAGACACGAATATAAATATAAATCTGGAAAACTTGTTAGAATATCATTTGTTGTATTTGATGCAGACAATTTAGTTGGTCTTTTAAAAAATCCTAATTCTAAAACATCTGTTGTATCTGGAGCTTTACCAAGATGTATTTTGTTTTTAATAATTGTGTAATGCGTAGTAGCTCCATTACCAACTCCTAAATTATATAATCGCATAAAATCTGGTGGAGTTACATATCGTAAAAAACGATATGGACTTGTTTGCAAAGCAACATATCGCATTTCAAGATAACCAGTTGGTAGATCGTAAGCCTGTGTACCAACAACAGTTGTAATAGAAGTATTAATTTCTTCCATTTCTCTTAATCGCAAATCTCTTGCCATGCGTGACTCTGCTAAATCTATGAATGTATCTAAATAAGAAGTTAAATCATCTCTGTTTAAATAATTTGCAATTTCTGTTTTAAGATTTGCGTAAGTGTCTAATGCCATTATAGGTTTCCTTGATAAATTCTAAAAAATCTGTTGTCTGGATCGTTTAACCATTTTTTCATTCTGTCATGGTCTAGTATTTGACCACCATGAGACATAATTCCTTTTTTTGCAAGTTGTTGAACTACTATGAGAGGAATAGATGCAACTTTTGTCATACCTGCATGTTTTCCCAACTCGCCCTTCATCTTGTAAGCATCTGCTCCAAGATTTGCTTCTTTTTTATTTGCGTTAATTAATGGCTCGACATCTTGGACATCTTCTAAATGAATTTTATCTTCACTTTCGTCAAAATGCATTCTGCTTTTTACAATGCTTTTACTATCCTTTTCATCAAGCCATAATTTTTTTGTCATTAGATTAACTCTGTTGCGTACACTTCGCCATCAGCATTGTGTTCTCTTATAACTGCAATTTTATCTGATCCACCACTAACCTTAACATAAATAACTTCATCTTTCGGTAAGTAAGAAGAGGAAGTAGTTGCAGTTGGAGAAGCTCCTAATTGAAAATGACATCCATGCGTTCTTGCTACTAACATTACAACAGAAGTTGTTGCTCCAAAAGGATTTGAAGTAGCACTAGATGAACTTGCACTTGTTAATTTATGTACTGTTCCTTGTCTGCCATAATATATTCCGAAATTTGACATTGTTTATCCTATCTTCTTATAACAAAAGTAATTTCGCATTCGCAAGATGTTGCAGATGCTCCATCTGTAATCATTTCGATTGCTTGACCTTCTGCTATATCATTAGCTCCAGAAGGAGTTGAAGAGTCAACATCTCCAGGTGCACTTCCAGATTGTGTAATAGTAATGCCACCATTAGTTACTGCTACTCCACCAATTTCAAAAGACAATCCTGCATCTGCTGTAGTGATTGCGTTTTTGATTGTTGAATATATTTTAATAATTTTGCCTCCATCTGGAGCAACTACAAAACTACTACCTGCTGAACTAATATTATGAATTTTACCTACTATAAAATAATCGTTTAAAGTTCTCATTGTTTTCCTTTATCGTTCCGAGCATACTGCTCTTCAATAAAAAAGGGGGAGACAACCTCCCCCTAATAATTAGTTTTACCTAACCTTATGCTAAGTTAAAAATACCATAAGATGCGTTAGGGTTTCTTGCTTCCATAGTCCATTCGCAAAGCATTAGCTTTTGTGATGCGTCTGAAGTATCACTAAGATCTTTAGTTTGGAAAGGTCTTAAATAAGCAATCGCCCATTTAGACATATCCAATACATCTACTCTGTTTGCGTTTTGGTATCTATCTGGTACGAAGCTCACAGTTGAAAAATCACTGACATAAATATCAACAGCACCTACAACTCTTTTATCAGAAATGTTGTTAGTGTTAGTTGCAATGCCATTGAATGAAGAAGCAGTTTGCTTGTGTGTTGAGTTCATTAGAACAACACTTGGCTCGCCACCTAGTTCATAACATTTTTTTAAAGCATCTTTTAAAAGATCTTCAGTAAATGCAACATCTGTTCCACCTGCTTCTGCTGTACTTCCATTTCCAGTTGGCACAGTTCCACCATTTTTATAATAGTTTAATGCTGTAGTAGCTGTACCTGGAATGTTTCCACCATAATAAGTGTCGATACTTCCACTCTCTCTTGCAGTACCAGATGATCCACTAGCTTTTGCATTTGAAGTGTTAATGTTTGCAAACTCAATATCTCTTTTAAGTTCTTTACCTACTTTAGCCATTTGGTATGCCAGTTCTTGACCTCTACCATAATTGCTTACAGCTTGATCTGTTCCTGTTACACCAACAGCTTTAGCTGTAATTTGCGTGTAGTTTTGAAGTTTTACAGTTGGAGCTCTTGTGTCCAATCCGTAAGTGTGACCTTCGACTTGTGCATT